GCCAATAATTTCTTTGTGGACGAAAATCGCTGGTTTAAATAGTATGGGTTCTCAAACTCAACACAAGCATTATTGCGAGTGTAGAGGAGCTCCTGTCCAGCCGCAGCAAAGCGGGTGAAACTACCACCAGTGAAATATTCAAGTTCACTATCAATTGTGAAGGGCACGACCTCAGGAAGAGCGGCTGTATACGGAAGACGGCGTGGAACCATCATTCGAGAATTACTACCTGCTTCTGCATTATTTACCATTTTCCTGCGAATGGAACCTCTCCACCCGACGAAAGCCGGGGAGCAATATGTCAACGGGATAGTTGTGGCGGGATTAATCGAGTAATTCTCGACCCCGGTGGCAACCTCGCGTATGCCAGCTGTTGTGGCAAAAGACGCTCTGTGAAAGGGAAATACTTTATTCCTAATATCGTTACCTCCAACTTTGTTGGCTCCGACGGGGGGTAACGCCCACGCGGTATGAAAACTATAACGGCGAAATAAATCGCGAAGGGATGTAACATGTTCACCGAAAAACACCTCAGTTAAGTGGTCTGTTGATCGGGAGTTCTCAGGATTTAACTGTTTACTCAATGTTTCTCCAGGTTTATTTTCCATACTTGAATGGTCTGTTGTAGCATCTGTTGTGACTTCAGAGTGTGACTCCAATACCGTTATATCTGACTGTGAAATCAGCGGCGTAAGAGACAAATCGTCAATGTATGATGCGTTGGGGACACTAAACTTCATGTCGTCTCCAGCTTTAACAAAAACATTCATTTGAATGGGCGGAGCTGTTGATGCGGTGTTAGGATCACCAGGCACCGTTAACTCATTCAGCACAGAAATTCTGATCTGTCCGTTGGACTGCGTCGACAACGGAATCACTGCATTTTCACGATATTCGATGTGATCTCCACCTACTAATTGCCCCACCCGGGCAATGTTCAGAAAAGGACGGGAAACACCCCATCCAATGGAAATCTCAAAATCTCGCGTCTCAGCAATATCAATAATTTCAGTGTACTGTTTATTTTCATCCAGCGAGGTAACACCTTGCGGATCATATTGAATTCTCAACCTACCTTTGTGGAAGTTGGAAGCGACTACTTGAAATCGCATAACGATTGTTCCATGCCAGAACGTAAACAACTGTGACATCATAGCCATAGGAGTCATGTTCACTTCATCGGCATCAACGTTATTTGACAAAGAGGGCGTGACA